AGCCTTGCGACTGTGCCTGTTGAGCATTGTAGCCCTGAGACTGCGCTAGGGCCGCGTTATAGCCCTGTGCGGAAGCTTGTGCGGGATTGTAACCCTGAGCCCCAACTTGTGCGGCGTTGTATCCACCTAGACCTACTTGCGGAGCACTACCAAGCAAAGAGGCTTGGGCTGGATTGAATTGAAGATCGCCAAATTGTTGAGCGTTAAAAGCCGCCGTCCGCATTGGAGCGTAGGCATCAGGAACTCGCCTCAAATCCTCGGCCCGCTGCAAACTTCCCTGAATCTGTGGATTTAGCTGATTGTAAGTAGCTGCAAGTTGAGGAGCCAAAGCAGCAACATCCGCCGCTCCCGCTGTTCGCAGGGCGGTATTTGCCGCCGTTTCTACGCCACTCGTAACACCGGCAGATTGTCTTAGAAGATCGAGGCTACCACCTTGGGTAGTTGTAAATTGAGGTGTAAGCCCTTCGGCGTCAGCAGCAGCCTTAGCATATTGCTCAAGGCTTCCATACATTCTAGTATAGTCATCCTGAGCATTATTGAAATTATTGAGGATGTCGGGCCGAGCGGCAAGAAACGCCTGAACATCAAATTGTGGCGCGCCCGACTGAAATTGGCTGAGGTCTCTAAGTCCAAGACCACCAAGGGCGGGACGTGCCGCAGCTTCGGCACCCAACAGGGCTGTGAGTGTCTGAGGGTTGGCTATGCCCGCAAGATAGTCACGGGTGGCTTGGCCGGGGTCAAAACCAAATGGGTTAGCCGCAGGAGCGTTAACCGGGACTTGCCCCATGTCTGGTTCATACTCGCCTGTCTGTGGGTTGTAAGGCATAAAATTAGAGGGAAGAAACTGCGTAAACGCTTGCTGTGGTAGAACCGTAGGAATAGAGGGAAACAACCATTGCTTGCCCAGATGTTAGGGAGGCAGGGAAACTACCACCAGCAGAGGTCCAAGCTGGCCAAGTAGTGTTAATGCTTCCACCCGTATTATTCTTTAGGGCAACAATGTTTACTTGGCCGCTATCAATGCCGGAAAGCGCAAACGTGCTATTACCGCTCAGTTCAATTTTGGCGTTACTTGCAGCCGCAAGATTGAGGGTGATGGTGCCGCTTGTGGCGTAGCCAAATTCAGGAACCAAATCAAGCAGCGTAATGTTGGCAATGCTAGCAATGACATTACCCGTAAGTGGGCCTGTAAAACTACCCGCAATGGCTCCGGTTCCCGTAATGGTCGGTGAGGTTAACGTCTTGTTTGTTAACGTCTGGCTTGCTGTTAGTTGAACAATGTCAGAATTGGTAATGCTCGCAATTTTTGTAGCCGTAGCAGCATTGCCGGTGGTGCTTCCGCTGCTTCCTGTTACGGAGCCGGTAATTGGATTGGTGACAGTGAGACTACCAAGTGTGCCCACACTCGTAAGACTTGAAGCGGTTACACCCGAAGCCAGCGTTGCGCCACTTAATGTGCCTGCTGCTGCTGTAACGGTAATGTCTGCCGTTCCATTAAAGCTGACCCCGTTAATGGTGCGAGCCGTCTGCAATGCCGTTGTAGTCGCCGCGTTGCCCGTTACACTGCCAGAAATTGGAGCAGAAACCGTAAGCCCTGAAAGCGTGCCAACGCTTGTCAGGCTTGAAGCTGTTACGCCTGAAGCCAACGTCGAACCGCTTAGTGTTCCAGCTGGAGCAACAACAGCCGCAGTGGTGATAGAAGTTGTAAGCCCCTTAGCGTTGATTGTAACAACGGGAATTGCAGTTGAGCTACCCGTTGTGCCAGCCGTTGCTACGGTTGCAAGTGTTCCAGCCGCCGTTACGTTACCCGTGCCATCAAAACTAGGCGAGGTGTAGGCGAGATCACCAGTAATTGAGATGGTTCGCGCAGTTGCAAAAGCCGTTGCCGTTGAAGAGTTACCCGTTACATTACCCGTTACAGCTCCCGTAAGAGGGCCAGAAAACGCTGTGGCAGACACCGTTCCACCGCTTGTCCAGCTAGGGCCACCCGTGCTTATTTTTGCCGGGGTAATACCACCGTCCTTAACAATGATGGCTCCACTGGAAAGCTGAGTAGTAGTGCCGTCAACCGCACCAGATACAAACGTAGCTGCATCCACCAAGTTATTTAGGTTGGTTGCACTAACTTGCGTGTCGGCAACAATCGTTGCTCCTTTGGATAGAATTGCCATGTTATGAGGCTTGTGTTAACGCTCTGAAGGTGGGTGATGCTGTGAGCTTTACTAAGCGCAACTTGGGTCGTCCAGCAGTCGGAGTATATCTAAGTTGCATTCCGTAAGCCCGAATGTTGCCGATTCTACCACGCAGGGATGCGTCTTCACCAACGGCAAGGACTTCACCAAGAATGCCAGATACGGTGCCAAGCTCAAATTCACTATCCAAATTCTCAGACACACCTTCAATTAGGGCATCAGAGTTGTTGGTTTCACTAGATTCCGTATGGATTTCAAAGCTGTTAAACTTCTTACGTTCTGGGCTCTGGAATGTAAACTCACGGGTTAACGCTTCCGATTCAACGTGGAAGAATTTGGATGGGAGGCCGGGGAACGTGTAGATGTTATCTACGTCATCAACGCGGGACTCCACCTCATTGATGCCGCCAAATCGGTTAATGGCAAAGAGTCTATTAACGCCACCAGCACTAGAGGTAATGAAGTTGGCTACGTCCCAGCCTTCCTGTTCAATCAAATCAATACTTTCCCAACCTTGATTGAGTAAGTTGTAAACCAATATGGCGTTGTTGTAGATAGATGCGTTTAACGGGACGGCAATGTAGTAGCGATTGTTGTGGTAGATGGCTACCGACTTATCGGCATACTCCTTGTTGATTTGGCGAATGATGGGGTCAATTGGGTCAGACAAGGGTAGTCCTGCTCCGCGAAGATTATAGAGGTCGCCGAAGGCTGTTGCGTAAACACCGTTGTCTGAAAGGAAGAAAATTTGATTGGCAATGGTTACAACGGAACGACGAGCCACAAGCCCAGCTTCGCGTGTAATTTCTTTGAGCGTAATGTCCGTCAGGCTACCCGATAGCCCGCTAAGAAGATGAATGCTATTGCGATTGAGAACCACAGCATTGTCGTCGGTGAACGGGTGGACATATTGCAAATAGTCAGCAATGCCAGCCGTAACCTTGAACTGATTCTGAATTTGGTCATAGGTGTCTGAATCAAAAATGTCGGAAAATATCAACTCATCCCTTACGTTGCGGCTAGTAATTGTTTCACTGCCAGATGTTCCCGTAGAGGTGTAGTAGTAGGGGGCAATGATGCGACGTTGGTGATAGACTCCCCACGGAGGAGCTGGCATATGAACAAATCCAATCCCCTGTGACTGAGCCACCGAATAAATAACTTTGTGGCTTGAGTGATCTGCAACTTGGGCAAAAAAGGTAAACGTATTGGCGTTAGGCACAGACGCAATGGTGTAACCAACTCCGTTTTCCACTAAAGGGGTTGTGCCATTATCCACCACAAAAATCTGCCTACCAACAGAAAGACCGTGGGCAGTCTCGCTTACAGTCACAACACCATCTGTTATCACCGTATTATTGTTAGCATCATAATACGTTGTGTTGGCATAGGTGCCGTTTGCTACCTTAACAAAGGCTGGGCTACCAGTAACAACGCCGTTCCAAGATAGGGCTGTAAGTCCATCTCTGAAGATGAACACCTTGTTAAACGCCTGAATCATTTCAACGTCATCCGTTATGGTGATGCCGGATGGATAGGCTATGTTAGTTGTAGCTGCTGTCGCGCAATTAACCGCAATGGCCCTAGAATTAAGGGCCAAAATGAAGTATTCGTCATTGTCATCCGAGGGGTCGGAGAACAAGCAAGAGCCGTAGGCATTGTTGATGTTGCTGCTCAGAAGAGGAGCCCCGGCAAAGTTACTGCCACCAATTGAATAGGTTTCGCTGCCCGTAGCACCCGTAATGGTGAATGTAAATGTGGTTGAACCCGTTACAGTGATTGTGCGATTGCCATTGGGGTCAACAGTTCCAGTAAGCCCAGCGATACCCACTTGCGTGCCTGTAATAAATCCATGTGCAACGGAGGTTGTAATTGTAACCGTCGTTGTGCTGCGAGTTGCGCTACTAATAGTGCGGTTGGTCCAGACGTAGAACGGAACAATCAACGCTTCGCCGCTATTACCAAGCTGAGGCCCAAAAGCATTGGACCCTTTTCGTGGTTGCCAAGCACCGTCAATGTCCATGCGTCCATTGATGGACACAGCCAGCTCGCCAGACTTTAATTGATCGGGGCGCAACCGGGCATTGATTCGTGAGAATCCAATGTCCACCTCATCATTAAACTGACTGTCTTTTTCGCCAAAAGTGTTATAACGAGCCATTGGCCTATCATACCCTACTGTGCCTTAGCACAATTAGGAACAGGACTTACGTTTGCCGTAGGCCGCTTTGCCAAAACCGTCATAGTCCTTCTTCTTGTTCTCTTTCTTTTCGTGCTTAATCATCTGCTTGCGTGACTTGTAGTTTTCGTTTTTCATAAAAAGATATTAGCACGACCATGCTTTTCGACTCCAGTAATTTGCCGATAGTTTGTTGGAGGTGCCTTTAATGCCGCCGGAACGGGCACAATAGGAGGCTTTCCGGCTAGGTTGGTTCTTCTTGATGGACATATTAGCGTCCCCAAAGCGTATGACTTTGGACTTACCATTGGCACAGGCGCGGACTACGGACTTCTTGCCGCCGCTAATGTCCCGCCTAGGGCTGTTACAGGGTAGATTGCGTGGGTTCATACGTTAAATGGTCTTAAATCGCAAGGAAACAGGGTTCTAGGGCTTGCCTTTAGTCTTTTTCCTAGAGGTTTTAGGCCTGCTTACAACAACTGGCTTTTCCTTTGATTTAATCCACGGAGCGACGGCAAACACAATGCCAAGCCCAGCAGCTACGGATGCAAAGCGTTCAAACGTAAGAAGCGCGGAGTCCGCCTCGTCTTTGTATTTACGGGAAATAGCTAGGTTTTTGGACAAGAATTTATTGATGAGCGCAGTCATAGGTTCAATCACACCATAGAGTTCAGCAGTCATAGCCGAAGAATTGAGCACGTCTATTTGGCCACTATCACAGGCTGCCCGCGCTTTTTTTAAATAGGCTTTAACGAGCTTATGTTGGGAAACTAACTCAGGAGGTTGTCCAAACTCAGTAATTAGCTTTTCGGCTTCTGCTTCCAGCTTAGTTAGCGAGTCGCAAAACTCTTTTGCGTCGATCAGTCCCTTGCTCGCCTTTGCCTGACCGTCCACAATCGCCAGCCCGTAAATGTCGAAAAGCGGACTGAGCACGTTGCTCGTCAGGGCAAATTCTTTGTCGCTCGCCGCGATGTGCTTCGAGACCGATTTTACTGTCAGCCATCCGACGCCTGCGAAACAAACGACGGTCGCGGCGAGCGCAGCGGTAATCAGCTTCGGATTCATTATTTCTTGAGCAGCTTGCCCGGGTTCTTGGAATACTTTTTTGCCAGCGTCGTGATGCCGTCGATGATTTCCGGCGCGAGCAATCCGGCGACGCCGTAGGTCACGGCCTTCACGAGTGAGCTAACCTCGATTTGCTCAACGATGAACCATGCGAGCGTCGAGACGATGGCCGCCATGATGACGCGCCGCACGCTGTCCCAGATCGTCCCTTGGATCGGGTTGGCTAGTAGGCGAGCAACCATGCCAGCGCCGCCGATGACCGCAGTCAGCCATCCGGTTTCTTTCCAGAGCTTGGCCACTTCCATGAGGTCTTTGTGCTCGTTCATTTTTTGCGGGTCATCCTATCGCCAAACCACCAGCCCACACAATTGAAGGCTGCAAATTGCACCTCGTCCACCATGTCGGCTTGTTCAAAATCTGGAACATTGAAGAAGACAATGGTAACTAGGACAAGGAGAAGGAGAGTGATGGCTGGACGAAAGAGGGTGAGAACATTCGCCGCCCAAGGTGCGGTGTTTACAGGTGCAATTGCCGCATTCTGGCTGGCAGTAAACGCTTCCCATTGAGCCTTATCAGCCGCAATAGAGGCCATAGCTTTAGCCTTCTCTAGCTCGCGCTTGTGCTCTTGACCAGCTTTGTAGTTGTCAAAGAACCCATTGCCAATTCGTAATAGGACTCCGAGTGCGCCGCCGCCTAGTGCGTTAGTAAGAAGATCGAGCATCGTTAGGCGGCTTTAGGGTTGGTAAGACGACGGAACAGGAAGTATGGCAACCAGACCCACTTTGGAATCTTCGTCACCTTTACGTTAGTGCTTTCAATAAACGGCATCTCCGCATCCCAGAGCTTCACCCTAATAGGCGAGCCATCCGGCGAGGTGCAGCTAATTATTGACACGTTGCGCGTGGGAGCGCGGCCTTTGGTCCAATAGTTGTCATACTGGCCAAGCTCAATCGTGCCTGAGATAGAGCATCCGTAGAGCGAAAGCCCGTCAATCGAGCCTTTGGCGGTAATCGACCCCTGAACGATGCAATGCTGCACGACATAATCTTTGCCGCGCACGAAATCTATCGAGTCCTCTTGCGAGGCTGGAATAGCGAGACCTGACACACAGAGGTTCGACACGTTGGAGCCCTTCACGAGATCGTCGTAGTTCTCAGGATCAAGCGGAGCCTGCCACTCAGCCGCGTTCACCGTCAGCCCGTTGTCCTGCGGCCCAACGTAGCTGCGCCAATTAACGTCTGCCGTCCCGCTCATTCGACCTTCGTTTCCTTTGGCTTTAAAGCCTCGGCGATCTGTTCCGCGCACTTGCGTAGCAAATCGTGGTCGTCGGCCTTTAACGGGGCAAGGCGGGCTGCTGCGTAGAGGTTGGCTAGGGCTTGTTCGTTGGTCATGTTAGTTGGATTCTAAAGCGGCGAGGCGGGCGCGGACGGACTTGAGTTCTGCGACAAGAATTGGAATGAGTGCCGAGTCACTGCGCTGCCATTGTTTCGTGATAGTTTCGGAGTCTTCGTCGCCAACGCTGACTGCGCCGATGTGGGCAAAGATTGGGTCTGCGGCGTGCTGTTCTTGAGCAACAAACCCAACGACGTTTTTGCCGTTCTCGTCGCTGTTCTTCCAATCGAACACGCGAGGCTTGAGACTGTCGATTAGACGACCTGAATCCGTGAAGTCGCGGAGGTTTTCTTTGAGGCGACCGTCTGAGGTGGTGTTGTAAACCACGGCATCGGTCGTGGTGACGCGGGTGATGGAGCCGATTGCTACGCCGCTTGCTTTGCGGAAAACTCCAAAGAAGACTCCGCTCGTGTCGGTGCTATCGGCTAGGTCTAAGCCGTTTCGTGTGGTGCCGCTGAAGGTGGATTCAAACGCGGAGTTGCCGTTTGCCGAGTCGCTGAATGCAACCACATTTCCCGTCGCCGACAACGACCCGGTCACGGCGAGGCCGTTTGTCAGCGTAACTCCGCCTGTTCCGACAATCTCAATTTTGTTGGCCTTTGTCGCGTGCGTCGAACCGTAAATGCTTATGTATGCTCCCGCGTCAGGGTTTTGAATCGAAACTGACCCAGCGTTTGTGCCGCCAATTAGCGACGGGTTTGCCGCGCTTAATGTCAGGTTTCCCGTCGCGCTCACCGTCGTAAACGCGCCCGTGGATGCCGCCGTCGCTCCGATGGCCGTAGAGTTTAGGCCGGTGGAACCGAACACCGCGACGGGCACGTTGGCCCGCACGATAAACACGTCCTGAGCGTCGAGTGTGCCGACCCGGCCATTAGTGCCGTTGTGGTCAAGCGTCATGCGCGTCGAGCCGCTCGTTTGCGCGACGATTTGAAAAGATGCGTTTTGGGCGGTGATTGTCGTCGCCGCCACCGTGCTCGGCGTCGTGGCTCCCACCGTGCCGTTGATGTTGATACTCGCCGTGCCCGTCAGGTTCGTGACCGTGCCTGAGCTAGGTGTTCCCAGCGCACCATTGAACAGCACCGGAGCACCCGCGCTGCCAGTGTTAACCGCCAACGCCGTTGCAATGCCCGTGCCGAGACCAGACACGCCCGTGCTGATGGGTAGGCCCGTGCAGCTTGTCAGGGTGCCGCTGGCTGGTGCGCCCAATGCGCCGCCGCTCACCAATAGCGTCGAGCTTGCGGGAATAGTCGTACCGTTGAGCGTCGTCGTGCTGCTGCTGCCAAGCGTGGTGAACGACCCTGCTGCGGGGTTTGCTGCCCCAATAGCCGTGTTTGTAAGGCCAACAGCGGAATAGTCGGTGCTAACCCCAACCACAGCTCCTGTGCGCCCGAACACGCTAGAAACAGCGTCCGTCAAATCCACCTTTTCCCAAGCCGTGCCGTTGCTGATAATCCAGTCGCCCACTGCAAAGCTAATGCTAAACTGTGTTCCAGCCGTGCTTACAACGTAGTAGTCGCCCTTAGTTGATGCAACTGGCGGGTCAATTAGCGTTGGAGTGTTCGTAGAAGCATTCCATGTCCCCTTATAATTGACCGTGCCGCTAACAATTAGCGGGGGAGAATAGTTGATGATTTGGTCAAAAATGCCGGACATGGTTAAATGTAGTTGAGTTCGCTAATCGTAAACACGCCCGTTCCGCTTACGGAAATTACTTTGGCGTTCTTTGCCCAGCCCGCGCTCCAAATACCGCTATTGCCATCCTTGAACACATGGCCAGCAGAAGCAGTTGGGTTGGAGCCATCAATGGTAAGGCGCACATCTGCGCCCTCTAGCGTCCAATAGACGTGACTTGTGTTTGGATTGAGGGCAGCAACGATAAAGTTGGTGGCTGTTGCTCCAACAGAAAGCGTTCGCATGGATGTTCCGCTAACCGGAAGCACCTGCATTGGACCGTTAACTATGCGTGAGTTTGACATGGTTAGACGGTGAAAGGAGTTGCGTGAACCGAAGCATCCGTAGAAGCAGCGCGAATAAACTTAGCCGCAAGAGCCGTGCTCTTATTCCAGAAAAACGGAGGCGTCAGTTTCTTAAACAAATGACCATTCGTAGCGGTAGGTGTGCTACCATCAAAAGTCACCATAACATCGTCACCCTGAATATCAATTAGGATGTATTTCGTCTTGGACGAAGACCAGACATTCGTAAGAGCAACTGCCGCTGTGCTTACGGCAAGTCGTTCGTCCGCTTCCCCAGTTGGAGACGGATAGAGATTAACAACAAGGGAATTATTCATTAGCGTGATTGTGTTGAAACGTAGGTAGAAATGCGGCGAAACAAGAAGTTGTTATTGCGCTGATTCTGGGCCTTGCTCAACTCTAGCATAAGATAGCTCATGGCAATTTGTTCTTCGGCAATAGCCTTGTCAACCTGACCGTCCATACGAAGGAAGTCGGCATAGGTAGCGTGGGCTGCATAGTGGAAGAACTCTAGTGGAATATCAACTGCAGCGGTGGTGTATGGACCGGGCCATTCCTTCTTGTAGCCAACCCAAAACCCAAGGTTGCCTGTCGCGTTGTTAATGACTGTCGCGCCATTGCTATCAACGAAAAAGTCGTATTCGTAGGACGGATTTGAGCCAAAAGGATTGGCGTTCCAGATGCGGTTGTAGTCCGAGATGTCGTCAATGGCCGCAGGGGACACGGTGGCTGTGCCGCTATACGTCTCAACCCCTGTTCCAGATGCAAGGCTGTAAGTAAATGTGTCGTTACTCAGGTTGGTTGTTTCAATGCTTACAACTGTTTGAGTTCCATTGGGGCTAACCGTTCCAGTGAGTCCTGACACAACAACAGTCATTCCAGCAACAAAGCTGATAGAGGCCGTGCAAACGATTGTAACCGTTGTCCCGTTACGCGAAGCAGACGAAGATGTTCTGATTCCAGCAACATGATCGTATTCACGGGCAATTAGATTATTTGTAGCTGGCCTCACCTGTGCGCCCACAATGTAACGCGGCCACGTTGGGCTGAAGTCATACGCCTCATACAAGCGACGATTGGCCATTGCCAACACTTTCGATTGTTCAAGCACAGTGAACGCATCCACGCCCGAAAGGGCTTGGACAAGTGCTAACAACTCGGAATATGACTTGTTTTTCATTAAACTCTATTGGGTGAAAGTTCAGGCATCTTCTTGTTGAAGAATCGCATGAAATCTTTGCTGTGAACCGTCTCGTATCCGTATTTCTTTACAAGCCGGAAATACTCACGTCCCGGCATAACACCTATGCACTTCCCTAGGCCTGGAACGCTCTTGTGGTTTTTCATCACAGACGCTTGTGCGCGAGCTACATTAGTGCGCTCAAACTCCGTTGCCTTTTCTTCCGCAAGACTCTCTTTCACGATGTTGATAAGCTCGTTATCAATTTCTTCTTTGGAATAGGTTTTTGGTTTATTGATGATATTCATGCAAAACGAAATTGGCCACCCCAGTTAAGAGGTGGCCAAGTTTAACACAACTAAAAAGTTGGCTTAGGCGAGACTAACCAAGCGGAACTTAAACTTCACTTGACCAGCGGTGAGCTCGTTGAGCGAGTAATCCGTACCAGTCGAGACGTTGGGCGTGAACTTCAGATCAATGGTGTCGGCTGCGGTGTAAACCTTGCCGTTCTCATTGTCGATGTATGCACCCGTGTCAGCAACGTAGGTGATTTCAGTCTGGTCAACGTGCAGGGCCGCAGTTGTCAAAAAGCCATCATCGTCCGTGCCGTCGCCAACAATGACGTTCAGCTCATCGCCGCCGCCGCTGTCGTCGAACGCAGTCATCAGGTAGGCCGAGACATCCGTAACCATCGTCCCAGCAGGGATGACGTATGTGAATGTCTTGGTCGCGTTGTCAGCCAAAACGCCAGCATTAGCAACTGAGAAGGCGGAGAAGTCGATAACAAGCTCGTCGGTCATCCCGAACGCGCTTTCATTTACCGTGAGTTTAGGCATATTATTATTCCTTTCGTTGGATTATGTGAGGGCAGTGATCTTGCCGTGAGCACCGGGGTGTTTCACGATGAGAGTCAAGGCGCAGTCAACGTAGCCGCGTTCGCCACCACCAAGGTTGGGGAGACGGGTCGAGCCAGTTGGGATGAGCTCAGCAATGCCGTAATACTCGGGGTTAACCAAGTAGCCGGTGTCCTTATTGGTCGTATCTGGAGCGCAGTCAGGATTCATGTTGACGATGGACACGATGCCGTGGTCGGACTCGTAGAGTTCAACCGACAGCTTAATCGAAGCCTCGCCGCCATCATAGCTAACTTTGCGAACCGAGTAGTCCGAGCTACCCGAAGTGCGAGCGAAGTCGCTGATAACGCGACGAAGCGATGTGTCAGCAACAAGCGTCAAACCATTGCTCATGCCAGTAACGCGGAAGATGCTGGTGATGAGGTTATTGAAAACGGTTTCCGTGAAGGTCGTGCCGGAGCCCTGAATCGAACCCGCTGGGGTGCGATAGGCCGCTGGAACGTCTGCTGGACCTGCGCTATCAATCCAGTCGCCAAGACCACGAAGGCCGTATGGCGTGCCCGCGCCGTCCTCAATCGAACGGTCGTTGTTAGAGCAGAGAGTAGCCTCGATGTCGCGCTTGATTTCGCGCACCGATTTTGCCTCAGCTTGGGCAATCTTTGCTGGACCAACGCTGTCAACAGCGTTTTGCAAATCGCTAACCATGTAGTCGCGGCGGAACTTTTGGATATAGTTACCGAGGCGAGCGCGGTTGGAGAATTTGTCCGTGAATGATGTAACGTCTGCACCTTCTGCAACGCCCGTTGTGGTGGGAGCGGCAAGGCTATCGACAGTCCACTCAACGTAGGTAGCGGTAGCTTTGGATTTAGAGGCGGACGAAAGAACTGGTGTCTCCTCGGGGGCGAGGATCGTCAGAACGTCTGTGAGGTCTTCGCGGTTAGAAACAGCGGCACCGGGATTAGTTGTATCGTAGGTATTAGAAAAGGCCATATTATTAAAAGTTTACTTGCGTTTAGTTTTTTGAAGGGTGCGGAAGGCAATATAGTCGCCTATGCTTCCTGAGTCCATAAGGCGCGTTCTAGCGTCTTTCACGGCCTTTTCGCCCTTCACTACTGGCCGCTCATTGGGTGCGGCATATAGATCGGGACTACCGGGCGGATTGACCTTGTGACCGGGCTTATCAAGACTGATGAGTTTGCGGCCATACAACGAGTTAGCGGCGTGCGCCAACAGGTATGGGAGTTGCGGAGCAATTTCCGGCATCACATCCTCAATGTTTTTGAGGCGTGGGTCGGACATCATTGCTTGGTATTGGCGACGAACATCGTTGTCCTCTTGCGAAGACAGCCAATCCAACTCTTTTGTAGCTTGGTTCTGAAAGGCGGAACGTAGCGACTTGCGCTGTTCCTTGGCGTTCAACTCTTTTTGCTGGGCAGGAAGATATTTGTCCCGTGCTTTTCTGGCACGACGCAAATGATCTTTTACCTCAGCTTTGGTAAGGTCTTTGCCATCCACACTGGCAGCAACATCCTCGTATCCAAGAGTCTCAGCTTTATCAAGAACATCCTCAGCCCACTCAATAACTTCGTTAACTTGCTCAGATTGTTTACTGAGTTCGTCCGCAGTTTTGATGTGTTCGTAGGGGTTGTTCTCAACCTTTGGCTCAAGGGCGGTTTTATTGCTCTGCTGTTGAAGATAGGACTCCATTTGCGCCATGCGTTCCTCAGCCATTTTTCGTTTGGCTGTAAGTTCCGCAATGCGTTTAAGCAGACCAGATTTACCCTTTTGAGCAAGCTCGGCAATGTCATCATCTGACAATTCCGTTAGGTCAAGTTGTGAAAGAACATCCTTGCCTTTGGTGTTGGTTGAATCCTGAGCTTCGCCACCTTCCTGTGGGTCTGGCGATTCAGTAT